GTATTAATGGCCTGTGTTTTTTATGGTTTGCCAATACTTGATGAAAATAATAAACCAAGATTATTGTATCATTTTAAAAGAAGAGGCTATAGAGGTTTTTCAATGAATAGACCTGATAAAAAATTTAATAAATTATCTGTAACAGAAAAAGAAATTGGAGGAATACCTAATTCAAGTGAAGACATTAAACAATCTCATGCGGCGGCAATTGAATCTTATATAGAAACTAAAGTAGGTTTTTTGGGTGAAGGATATGGCGATATGTATTTTCAAAGAACATTAGAAGATTGGGCAACATTTAATATTAATAATAGAACAGCTCATGATGCATCAATTAGTTCGGGACTTGCTATTATGGCATGTAATAAAAATAGATATGTTCCTGTTTTCAAAATAAAAAAAGAAGTTTATCCACTAGGCTTTAAAAAATATAATAATAAAGGGCATACATCACAAATAATAAAATAAATGGTTTATACTAATATAAATAGTTCTTTCCCAAGTCAGGTAGTACCTGATGCAGAGAAAAATAGTATTGAATACGGTAGACTCGTAGGAAGAGCTATAGAAAATGAATGGTTTAGAGGTAACAATGGCGTAGGTGGTGAAGATAGATATGGTACTAATTTTAGATATTTTGATGAACTTAAGCTATATGCAAGAGGAGAACAAAGCGTTGAAAAATATAAAAATGAATTATCTATTAATGGTGACTTATCTTACTTAAACCTAGACTGGAAGCCTGTTGCTGTTTTATCTAAATTTGTAGATATAGTTGTGAATGGTGTAACGGGGAGAACTTATAAAATAAACTCTTTTGCCTCCGATCCATATGCTATAAAACAAAGAACTGATTTTGCTTTTAATGCTTTAAGAGACATCGAGAATCAGGAGATGATTGCGCAACTAAACAAAGCAACTGGTAAAAGCTTTAATGCATCTTCAGAACCAGAGAAGTTACCAAAAAATTCAGAAGAATTAGATTTGTATTTGCAGTTAAATTACAAACAGTCTATTGAAATTGCTGAGGAAGAAGTTATTAGTAATGTTTTAAATTACAACAAATTTGATTCAATAAGAAAACGATTAGCTTATGATTTAGCTGTTATAGGTATTTCATCAACAAAAACAAGTTTTAATTTAGCTAACGGAGTAACTATTGATTATGTAGATCCTGCTAATTTAATTTATTCCTATACAGAAGATCCTAATTTTGAAGATATTTATTACGTAGGTGAAGTTAAAAGTATTAGTTTAGAAGAATTAGTAAAAGAGTTTCCTTATTTAACAGAAGAAGATCTTAAAGAAATAGAAAAATACCCTGGCAATTCTAATTATACAAGAAACCTTAGGGGTCAAGACGAGCGTAATACCATACAAATATTATATTTTGAATACAAAACATATAACAATCAAGTATTTAAAATAAAACAAACAGAACAAGGCTTAATGAAAGCTTTAGAAAAACCAGATACTTTTAATCCGCCTGAAAATGATAATTTTGAGAGAGTGGCTAGAAGTATTGAAGTTTTATATAGTGGTGCTAAAATATTAGGGCATGACAAAATGCTACAATGGAAACTGGCTGAAAATATGACACGCCCATATAGCGATCAAACTAAAGTAGAAATGAACTATTCTATATGTGCTCCTAGGATGTACAAAGGTAGAATAGAATCTTTAGTAAGTAGATGTATAGGTTTTGCTGATATGATTCAGTTAACGCATTTAAAAATTCAACAAGTTTTAGCGCGTATGGTACCTGATGGTGTATACGTTGATGTCGATGGTTTAGCTGAAGTTGATTTAGGTAATGGAACTAATTACAATCCACAAGAAGCTTTGAATATGTATTTTCAAACTGGTAGTATAGTTGGTAGAAGCTTAACACAAGACGGTGATCCTAATATGGGTAAAGTACCTATTCAAGAATTACAAAGCTCTTCTGGTAATGCTAAAATACAAACTCTTATTCAAACTTATCAATATTATCTACAAATGATAAGAGATGTAACTGGGCTTAATGAAGCTAGAGATGGTAGTAAACCAGATTCAAACGCTTTAGTCGGATTACAAAAAATGGCAGCTAATGCTTCTAATACAGCTACTAAACATATTTTACAATCATTAATGTATTTAACAATACGTACTTGTGAAAATATTAGTCTACGTGTAAGTGATATGTTAGATTTCCCTTTAACTAAAAATGCCTTAATGAATTCTATAAATTCTTTTAATGTTGCTACATTACAAGAAATAGACAAATTAAGTATGCATGAATTTGGAATTTTTCTAGAATTAGAACCAGAAGAAGAAGAGAAGGCAATATTAGAACAAAATATACAAATAGCTTTAAAAATAGGTAATATAGGATTAGAAGATGCTATTGAAATAAGAGAGGTTAAAAATTTAAAATTAGCTAATCAATCTTTAAAATACAAGCAAAAACTAAAATCTGAAAAAGACAGGGCTATTCAATTAGAAAATATTGAAGCACAAGGTAAGGCAAACGCTGAAGCATCGCAAGCTGCCGCGTTAGCTGAATTACAAAAACAACAAGCGTTAACTGAATCACAAGTTAACATTGAACAAGCTAAATCTCAGTTTGAAATACAAAGAATGCAAACAGAAGCTCAAATTAAAAAACAATTAATGGCTGAAGAGTTTCAATATAACATGCAGTTGGAGCAAGCAAAAATAGGTGCTCAGCAAACAAAAGAAAAACAAATAGAAGATCGCAAGGATAAGCGAACAAAAATCCAGGCTACTCAACAATCAGAAATGATTAGTCAAAGACAAAACGATTCAATACCTACAAACTTTGAATCACCAGAAGTTATGGACTTATCAGGATTTGGTAACCAGTAAACTTAAACAATTTTATTAATTTTTATTATATTATATTATGTCAGAACAAGTAAAACAAGAAGGGTCTTTTAAGGTTAAATCTAAAAAACCAAAACAATTAGTCGGTTCGACGAACGAACCAGTAAAAGTAAACTTTAAAGAACCTTTGGTGGATATCCCTTCAAACGTTACTAAAGTTACAATTCCAAAAGAACTTATAAACCCAGAAACAAATGCCGTTCAAACACAAAAGACAGATGGTAGCGATGTTACTATCAAAAAGCAAGAAGACGGTGGCAACAGCGAAGAAGTGGTTAAAAATGTACGGACCACCGAAGAAAAAATAGAAAATCAAACGGATTCTCCTTTACAAGAAATAACCGCTGAAGAGCAAAAAGAGGTTAAAGTAATAAAAAAAGAAATAGCTGAAGCTAAAAGAGATGAAAAAGTTCTTGGTAGATCTTTACCAGAAAACATTGAAAAACTAGTTTCATTCATGGAGGAAACCGGTGGAAATGTAGAAGATTATGTAAGACTTAATGCAGATTATAGTTCTGTTGACAGTGGCACATTACTTCATGAATACTATAAAAAAAGTAAACCACATTTAGATTCTGAAGATGTAAATCTTCTTTTAGAAGATTTTGAATACGACGAAGAACTAGATGAGGCAAGAGATATACGCAAGAAAAAAATTGCGTTTAAAGAAGAAGTTGCAAAAGCCAAAAGCTTTTTAGAAGATCTTAAAGGTAAATATTACGAGGAAATCAAGTTGAGACCTGGTACTACTAAAGATCAAAAAGAAGCCACTGACTTTTTCAATCGCTATACGGAAGAACAGGAAACGAGTAAAGTACAGCATGAGGAGTTTAGAAATAGGACTAAGAATTTATTCAACAAAGATTTCAAAGGTTTTGAATTTAACGTTGGAGAAAAACAATTTAGATATTCTGTTAAAAACGCTGCTCAAGTTGGTGAATCCCAGTCTAATATTTCTAATTTCATTAAGACGTTCTTAAATGACAAAGGAGAAGTAGTAGATGAAAAAGGTTATCATAAAGCCCTATACTCGGCTAGTAATGCAGATACTTTAGCGCAACATTTTTATGAGCAAGGCAAAGCCGATGCTGTAAGAGAGGTTGTGACTTCATCTAAAAATATATCTACTAAACCACGTCAAGTGGCTTCGGGAGATGTTTTTATAGGAGGTATAAAAGTTAGAGCAATTACAGGTCAAGATTCTTCAAAACTTAAAATAAAAAAACACAAATTTAACTAAAACAAAAAATTATTATTATGGCTTTACAACCACAATTTGGGGCGATAGTCCCATCTCAAACTCAACAAGCGTTAGCTACTAATTACCTTCAATGGACCAACAATGGTGGTGCAGGAGCGGTACCTGGTAACTTCGCAGATTTCGCACAACAATTTCTTCCAGAAATTTATGAACAAGAAGTCGAAAGATATGGAAACAGAACATTATCTGGATTCCTAAGAATGGTAGGCGCTGAAATGCCTATGACATCAGATCAAGTAATTTGGTCTGAACAAAACAGATTACATATT